AATGGAAACTCTACAGTTCTCATTGGAGGACCAAGACGATTCTTAATCACTTGTCCTTTTATTTTAATACCTATTGTATTTTTCTTACTTGAGTCTTTGATTTGTCCAGCATTCTTAAATCGAACACGAGTAGATGAGTGAAATGGAAGAGCCTTACCACCTGAAGTAGTCCAAGGGTCCCCAAACATTACACCTAACTTTTGTCGTAATTGATTTGTAAATACAAGAGCAACTTTCTGTCTAGCAATCATTTGAGTAATCTTTCTCATAGCCTTACTTATGATAATCGCTTTCGCAGTTGCCCAACCATCTTTATCAAAGTCAGCATCCATTTCTACTTTGGTAGAAGCAGCTGCTAAACTATCAACAAGAATTGTAACTAATCTATCTTTATCTGATTCTCTGATTTTAGTGACAATCGTTTCAATAGTATCAAATATTTCTTCAACAGTTTCAAGATGTACATATAACATTTTAGTAGTATCCACACCAATAGCTTCAAGAAATTCAGGTGATACAGCACTTTCAGTATCTATATAAACTGCTATACCATCTTTCTTTTGTGTTGAAGATAATAGATGAGAACCAATGAGAGATTTACCACTACCTTCTAAACCATTTAATTCTGTAATCTTACCTACGGCAACACCACCATCTGGTTTATTGGAAATAGCAATATCTAACATTGTTGAACCTGTTGAAATCCAATCCGTTACATCAGTAGGATTAGAATCTTTATCAAGAAAGTAAGCAACTTGTTGATGTTTAAATTGTTTATTTAGTTCATCGGCTATTATTCCAGCCAATTCGTCTTTTTCTGACATATTAATTCTCCTATGATGATAAAAGGGGACGAGCAGTTAATCTAGTCACTGTTTAAATAAGTGACTCCAGACATCCCCAATTATTCATTTATTTATTTAGCTATTGAATAACTCGTCAAATGCATCTTCTACTTTTTCTGTTTTTGTTGCAGTTGTAGTAGTTCCAGTATTTGATGTTGGAGTTGTACTAGCAGCTACACCATTACTTGTAGTAGTAGTTTCTGTATCATCATCAGAAGGATTTAGATAACTTGCTAAAACATCTTTCAACTCATCATAAGTTGGTTCTGTATAAAGTTCTGTCAAATTAGCTTGATTATCGAAAATACCTTGAAGTTGGTCCGCATCTTCAGTAATTGGAGTCTGATTAGGTTTAACTCTTACAGTGGTTTTACCATATTGGTTTCCAGCCTCAGCAGGTGTTTGTCGTTCAATCATAATATCACGACCTGTTGTTGAATCTGTAATATCACCATAATCAGGGTCAGCTATTACACTTAATAATTCCTGATATACAGTTTTACCGAATCCCCAAAACTTAACACCTTCAGATTCTCTACCACGAACAATAACAGGAGCAAAAGTTCTCATTTTAGGTTCGAGTCTTTTACCTTGTATCCATTCGTCTTTATTACCTGTTGATTTTAGTTTGTTAGCAAACTCTTCAACTGGGTCAGGACGACCAAATGAAGCAGGTGACATGTAAGTTTTATTATTACCTAAGTTATAATGAAAGAATAATTCTACGAAAGGATTTTCTTTATTATGTTTGTAAGGAACAATACGAACTACTGTTTTACCTGGTTCAGGTTTCCAAAAGTTATCTTTTGTTGAAGTTGTTGATTGTAATTGGGTTAGTTTGGATTTTATTGCATTTATATCCATTTTATTTTCTCCTATGTTTTATCTTTTATCGTTTATTATTTATGGTTAAATCGTATAACCATATAACCTATTTTATACATCGTATATAAATATACGAATTTTTTTGAAACTATACAAGCTTTTTTTTATTTTTTTTGAAGTAATCCTTCAAAATAATATTCTAATGTACCAGCATCCATACCACCTACATTAGTTGAAAGTTGTCCACTATTAGAAATCATTATTGTATAAGGAATACCTCTGACATTAAATAATGATGCTAATTCTCTTTCTTCACCAATATCAACCTTATACATATTTATTTTATCTTCATATCCTGGTGTTACTTTGTTGAGCACCTGCTCAAATTGCTTACAAGGTCCTCACCAATCTGCATAGAAATCTATAAATATTGGTTTATCAGTAAGATTCTCACCTGCATTATAAATTTTTGTTAATTCATTTTTTGTTAAATTAGTCATCACATTCCTCTTTTTTATTACATTTACATTCCGCTGGCCATTTATCTATTGGACACTCAGCAACTGCGTAATGTACTTTGACATTCATAAAACAACCACACTCTGTACATCTACCATCTTTTTTATTAGTATCTGGATTGGTTTCATCATAAAGAAGTTTAGGGCATTGTTTACAAATTTCCCATCTCTTTTCCGCTACATCTTGTGGTGCAATTACTTGAGAACCTTTTATCCAAGATTTGAGAGAACGCCAATGGTCTGTTGCTATATTCCGAACCATCTGTGATGTTGGTGGAAGTTTTTGTTCCTCAGTCAACATCTCTTCAGTTTCGTCAATACAATCTAACTCTTTTTTAGTAGCCTCTCTATCTATTGTAGGTTTAGGCCTGAATTTCATTTAGTTAATTCCAAGATGCTTCATTAATTTATCAATTTTTTGTTCAAGATTATCAAGTCTAACAGTAAATCCCAAAACTTCATCATTACCAGTTTGTTGTACTTGTTGTTGTACTTGTTGTTTTTGAGTATCTCTGTTCTTTTTAAATCTATCTAACAAAGATTCAACAGGTTGAAGTCCTGGAAGATGTGAATTTTCTTTAGCCCATTTATCATATCCTTTACCCCATTCATCTATTTCTGCATCCGTAAGATTTGGTGCAGGTGGTTTTGGTGGTTCAGTTTTAGGTCTTGGTCGTTCAAGAATTTCTTCAGCAGATTGTAAATTTGGAAGATGTTCATTTTCTTTAGACCATTTTTTATACTCTTTTGTCCACTTTTCTTCTTCTTCTTTAGAAGCTCCATGATAAGGTGGTCTTGGTGGTTGACTTTTAGGTCTTGGTGGTTCAGGAATATCTTCACCATCTAACCATTTTAATATATTGTCTTTTCCTGTAAAACCACAGACACTATTACCAGTTTCTGCATTTATAAAGAATGGTGTTCCACATTGTTTATTATATTTTTCTAAAAGTTCTTTTTTGAGTTCAAAATTTTCTTTTTCTGCTGTATCAAGTTTTAGAATATCATGACCTGTTTTATTTAATTCATCTATTATTGGGTCCGCTTGTTTACAGAAAGCACAACCTTGTGAATAAAAGAAATACCAAGATGACAACTCTTCTTCTGATGTTTCATCGTATGTCTGTTTAATTGGAATTTCTTCTATACCTTCTGTCAAAGGTGGTGTACCAGGTACCTTTGTTTCTTCTACTATAGTTTGCATTTCTTCGTCTTTTGTTTTTGTCATAACCATTTCTCCTAATGTGTATATAAATATATATTAATTTTGTAAAACCTTTAATCTATTTTTATTATTTTGTAAATTCTTGTGTTTATCCTATTTAAACCACTCGCGTTTGTTATCAATAGTGTATTTTTAAAATTTTCCCAGGGTACGATAAATTTACTATCAATTACACCATCATTTAATTCTGTAATGATTTCATTTAAAGCGTTTATCGTATATAATGTATTGGAATGTTTTTTCCTATGTAGTGATATAGTTCCCTTAACATCATTAAAATCAACCCCATCTATTAAATCTACATTATATGTACATATCAACTCATCTATTTTATCTTCATTTTGTAATACATATACTTTACCATAAGCTATAGTATAAGCACCTACAATCAACTTAATTGTGTCGTCAAGTTCAGATTTAGTTGTGAATGTAGCTAATAGTTGGGTTTTCATTATTACATATCCTTTGGAATATTTGGTAAACCAAAAGCTTTACTAAATCCACTATGGAATATAATTTTACTTCCTTTGTGTTGTAAATCACCATCCCACTGTCCTGCTTGTCCAGCAAATCTCCATTTAATATCAAAAGTAAATGCCTTTATACCATCAACACTAACTTCAACATCGTATGTATAATCCGCCGATTTCATAGTTCCATCATCATTAGTCTTTGCGTCATACTTGAAGGTATATTTTTTACCTTTAATAGCTTCTGCAGAAGGTATGAGTGCAAACTTCTTTCCACCATCAGCTATATATAAATAATTTGTATTGGATTCTGCTCTTATTATATAAATTATAGCATCTTCTAAATTACCAACCAAATCAGAACTTTTACTTTCAAAAAAATGGTCTATTGCATTATTTAAAAGTGTACCTTTCATTTTTGCATGAACTTGTTTACCATCTTTATTATCTGGATGATGATATAAATGACTTATTGCCTTTCTCCCTGCAACTGGTAATATTGAAGTATTTAAATAATCCATCCAACTAGATTTAACTGTAAATGAGCTATCATCCAAAGCTTTCTTATCTTCTTCTGTAAATTTACCAGTTCCAACCTGAACATTTTCATAATCTGCTATTGTTGCAAGTTGATAATAATTAAATGCAGTATCTATTTCACTACTGTAACCTTGTTGGTACATATCTTTTAACAAACCTTTGTCTAATTTTAAACCCCACAACTTTTCAACTAATATTGGAATTGATAAACTACTAAATTGTCCTTTTTGGTATTTTAAAGATACCGAAACTATCTCACCATTTGCAAGAGTAATAACTGCATCAGCAATCATTTTAGTTCCACCTGGCCCAGTTCCAAAAACTCTTGATACTTTTGTAGGTGATAATTTATTACTCTTTAAATATTTTTTTGTTTTATCTGCAATATTTGTAGCATCAGTATATAATGAAATATCTTTTTGTGTAAACAATGGTTCTACTTTATCAAATCTTGTAAGAGTATCGATATGTTTTTTCTTTTTATCTAACATACCTAAACCATTTATTATTTTTTTAATATCCTTTAAATTTTTAGCCTTACTAATTTTACCACCAGCAAATGCTATTGCAAAGAATATTTCATGTAAATCTTCAGTTCTATTTGTTGCAGCTTCTGATATTATATCTTTATCTAATGCATTTATCATCATATCTATGACTTCTTCATCAATTTTCAAATGTTGCATTGATTCTTTAAGATGAACTATGTGTAATGGATTCTTTGGATTAGGCATTCCATCGTGTACACGATAAGCCCATTCTGTCAATATTTTATTTATTATTGGATGTTTCATACTATAACCTATCTTGGATTGATTGTAAATTACCTAAATTTGAACCAGCTTTTGCTTTTGTCAAATGGCCATTTCTTTCTAATATTTCTTTAATTTCTGTCAAAATTTCTACTCCATCTGATTTATTGAAATCGAATGTAAAACTATCATATCCATATAATATTAAGTTTGTTTTCTTTTCATCTAAGTATTCTTGTAATTTAATTATTGTCTTAATATTACATTCCGTTTCATAAGCTTGTAGTAAATAATTTAATAACTTACTACGATTCATATCTGAATAATTTTGTTTTGTAAGTTTCCTCTTATAAATATCAGTTTCTATATAATTATCTCTATTATATTTTTTCCATAATTTATTTGTATATTCTTTGGTTTTTTTAAAAAATGGTATAGATTTTGCTATTCCTTCTGTTATTCCACCATACAAAATCTTGAATGTTACTTGTTTTGATTCTTCATATGAACAATTATAAAATCTTGCTAAATACTCGTGGACAGATGCTTGTGGAAATTTATATCCAATAAGACTACCTATAAGTCGAACATGATAAGCATCATAGTCAAATTCAACTAAATAATCATTTTCTGGTATAAAAGCATTCTTTTGTTCTTTTGTCAGAGCTGCGAAATTAACTGAACCAAATGAATTACTTGGCCTACCTGTTGTTGTCCATAAGTTATATTGTGAATATAATTTACCATCTGATATATGTTTTTTTACTCTTATATCAAATATATCACATACATTATCGGTTACTTTCACACCATTTTTTTCTATTAAATGAAAAGTTTTTGTAACATCAGTATGATATTCATAATCACATACTGATGAAAATGATTCTTTCATCTTATCAAAAACCTTATCACAATACTCTTTATGTTTCGAAAATGGTATGATTTCATTAAGATTTTTAACATTATAATACTTACTATGGAAAAAATCGTATGCATTCAATCTTATGTTTTCTAAATCTAATGGTAAATTTTTATCTTTCCAAGATAAATAATTTACATCAATTAATCTTGTATTTGGGAATATATGTTTTAATTTTTTGACATCAGGTGTTACATAAAAATGTGTATGGTCATTCTTTATCTCATCTATACTTTCACTTTCACCACAATCAGGATGATTTATACATATCATTCTACCTTCTCTATCGCCCCAATGTCGTACATATAATAAAGATAACTCATTATCATTATGTAATGGGTGTAAGAATGGGTCTGAAAATATCGGTATTACAATATAACTCATAGTTTAATATACAACCTTTTTTTGTTAAAACCTAATGTTTTTTAATCTTTATGGACAATTTGTTGATGGTACACAATCATTTACTTTACCCCATGTGTCTTTATATGTACAAAACTGATATTGGCCAATCTCTCCTTCACAAATTCGTCTTTGTTCTGCAGCTGAAAAAGAACCGTTTCTTGAATGAAAACACATTTTACCTGGATGAGTAATAGTTTTTCTTCCTTTACACGCTTTTCCATCTATTAGATTCCAATTCATATATTTACTATTACAAGAATCACATATTTTTTTAGCTTCGTCAGATGATTTAAAATCAGACCCACCTTGACCTAATAAAGTTAATATATCATTTTGATATCCGGCCCAAGAGTCATCACTCCACCAATGAGGTTTTTTGTTTTCACTTATCACAACCCATTTATTACCTTTTATGTATAAAATATAATCTTCACCTTCTTCTAAAACAAGTTCAGGTACAACTATCACCAACGCGTTGGCTTGTCCTTTACTAAATTTCTTAAATTTACCATTCCATTTTACTTTCAGTATCATAGGCCCTGGATTATTATATGAAGTACCATTAGTTGAATATCCTGATTTTTTGTTATATCTCTTCATATCCGAATCAGCTTGTTTCATCAGTTTTTTGCGTAATGTTGAATTATAGACAAGTGGCATATTACCTGGCATATCTGGTGTATCGGCGTAACCAAAATCACCTATATTTTGAGTGACAGCGTAATCAAATATTTGAACTACACCAGTACGAAATTCTTGAACTGTATTTGTATATCTAGCTAAATGACCTTTGTAGTTTGGTGCTTCTCCGGGATTTGGCATTTGTGCTCTAAAATTTCTTGCTTTAAAAGTAAAAGCTTTATCTACTCTTCCACCTGCAATTGTCAATGGTTTGATATGTGTCATATATTGAGCGATATGAGCTAAGTCCATACTTATTTTTAAGTCTTCAGACCAACCAATATCATGCGCACCTTTAAGTCTAACATTTAAATTATCAATAACCAATGGTGAAATATTAACATCACTTGCTTCAAAAAATAAACCACATTGTTTTTTTCCTTCTGACCTTAATCTAAATTGTGTTTGAAGTGTAGTGAACCAACCAGTTGAATCAATAGAGTGTTCAACTTTTGTAACTTGAAAATAAACACTATCCACATAAGATTTTGGTAAATAACTAACTCTAAAAATATCTCCCGGTTGTATAGTCGCTATACCATATATTGACAAAGTTAATTTTACTGGTAATGTACTTGATTTTTTATTTACTGTAAAATCATTTCGTATCCTTGTCATAAAATATTCGTTTAGGCTTTCAGTTAACATGATACCTGCATATTTTTGTCTGTCAACATTAAAATCAATAACTTCACCAGCTTCTGCTATTTCGTCTAATTCTACTTCTTCATCATCATCATCGACCCCTGGTAAGTCTTCTTCTTTTGGTTCAAAATCTTTAAACTCAATATCAAAATTTGTGTCTAACTCAAGTTCTTCATCAATTATGTCATCCATCTTATCATATCCAAAATTTAACTTTGTATCAAATCCCGCAGCGTCTGATGCTATAGAATCTCCTCTCATTGCACCCATACTTGGATAATAAGCTGTTATTAATCTTTGAAATTTACTTAACTCATGG